ATAAATATGAATCTACTTTAAACTCTCCTTCAGATTCTAAAGTATGGGAAGTAATTCCTAATGCTATTATGGATACTACAAATTCAGAAAATACACCTGTCTGGGCAGATCCTTGGCAAGATGATTATAATGATAATTATAAAACTAGAAGACTTAGAGTAACCCATATTGTATGGAAGACTTTAAAGAAAATTAAATATATCTATAGATTAAATGAGAACAATACTTTAGAAAAGAGTATTGCTGATGAGACTTATGTATTTAATAAAGCTACAGATATTAAACAAGAAATTTTATGGATACCAGAATACTGGCATGGGTATAAGATTTTTACCAATCCTAAGATTTATTTAAAAATTGAACCTATTCCTAATCAATATAGAGATATTGATAATCCTTTCCAAATAAGAGGCCCATATACAGGAACAGTATATTCTGCTAGAAACTCTGCTCCTATATCTATTGCAGACTTAGGAAAGCCTTGGCAGTTTCTCTATAATGTAATTGTAAATCAGATCATAGAGATTATGAAAACTGATATAGGTAATATACTATTAGGTTTACAAGAGCAAATACCTAAAGATCTTACCCCTACACAATGGATGACTTATATTAAGAAATTTAAAGTGGCTTTGATTAGTGCTTCCAAAGATGGGGATTTAAGAAGCATGGGTATTGACCCACAGTATTGGAAAAGTATAAATCTATCTCATACTCAAGATATTGCACAAAAAATTAATTTGTTAGATTACATTGAAAGAAAAATGACTCAAGCTATGAGTTATAACCCTAACAGATTAGGAATGCAATCTCCTTATGAGTCTATAGGTAATAACCAACAAAATATTATACAATCTTCTAATCAAACAGAGAAGTGGTTCTACATGCATAATTATGTAAAAGAAAGAACTACTGAAAACTTTATAGAAATTTGTAAAGTAGTTTATAAAGATAATCCTTTAAGAGCATCTTATATTTTATCAGATCTAAGTGTAGCTACATTAAATACAGAGTTAGTAGACTTTGCTAATTATAACTATAAAGTTTATATTACAAATACTCTTAAAGATACTCAGGTAATCAATGAGTTAAAAGGGTTGATACAACCTATTATACAAAATTCAGGAGGAGACTTAAGAATAGTTTCTGAAATTTTAACTTCTGAAAATGCAACAGAAATTAAAAATGTTATAAATAGACTTCAAGAAGATAAGATTAAGAGAGATGAGCAGGCAGTTCAACAACAACAAGAACAACAAATGCAAATGCAACAAATGCAATTACAAGTAGAGCAACAAAAAATGCAATTTACTAAACAAATAGCAGATGATAAAAATGCTACTACCTTACAAGCTGCAGAAATAAGTTCTTCTAGGTTTGCAATGCTTAATGATATTAATCAAAATAAAGAAAATGACTTACTTGAACTTGAGAAATTAAAACAAAGTAATAGCTTGCAGACTGAGATAGAAACTGAGAAATTAAAAAAAATTGAATTAGAAAATAAAAAATTAGAAAAAGAAATTAAAAGTCTATAATATTATTTTTAACAAATAAAAAAATATAAAGCATTTAAAATCAACCATTTATTTTAAAATTATTTATTTATTAAAATAATAAATTCAAAAATAAAATAATTTTTTTTCAATTTTGTACTACAAAACACAAAAAATATTAACCACATAAAACAACAAATAACATGACAGATAACAATTTAGATTTTGAAATCTTAGAGTTTAATGAAAATATCATCAAGGATGATAATTTAACAGACAAAATAGACTCTTTAAATGAAGTAGAAAGTGAGGAAGAAGAAGATAGTGAAAATGACCTCATTAACCCTGAACTCATAGATGATGATAACCTTGATGAATTAGATTTGTCTGAGGAAGAAAAGAAAACTATTTTAAATAAGAAGAGTAAAAATAATTCTGAGGAACTAGCTGAAGAAGAGACTTCAGAAGAAGATGATACAGAAGATAGTGAAAATCCTTTAAAAGTATTTGCTTCTGAACTAGCTGAAAGAAGACTACTTAACTTACCAGAGGATTGGGATGGAGATGAAGAATCTTTATTTGATGCTTATGAAAGCACTATAGAGGAAAAAGCTCTACAAATGGTAAAGCAAGCTTATAAGGTTGATGACCCTAAAGTAGATGGAGTTCTTAAATTTTTGAAACATGGTGGAAATATAGATGAATATATTTCTACTTATGAACAAACCAATTGGGTTGATGTAAACATTGAAGATGAAGATAATGCTACAGCTTTAGTTAAGAATTATCTTATAAGTGTTAAAGGATTAGATGAAGAAGAGTCTGATGAACTTGTAAAAGGTTATACTGAAAAAGGTAAACTATTTAGTCAAGCTTCTAAGATTCAATCAGATTTACAGTCTTTTAGAGAAGATCAACAACAAAAACTTATTGAGTCTCAGGAAGAGTATATGAAAATACAAAGAGAACAATATGTAAAAACAGTAGGTAAGATAAGAGAGGTTATTCAAAAAGGAAGAAGTAATAATGTTGTTATTGCTAAGAATGAAAAAAATAACTTAGAAGATTTTATCTTTTCTCCTCTAGATATTAAAAATGAAAAAGGAGAAGTAGTAGGTAACTCTACTGGATTTAAAAAGGTATTAAATGAATATCTTTCAGACCCAGAAAAAATGGTTGCTCTTGCATACAAACTTTATGAAGGATTATCTGATAAGTCTGATAAAGTTGAAATAGCTAGCAGAGAAAAAAGTAAACTAGCTGAGATTCTAAAAAGAAATGCAGGAAAGGTTAAAACAGAAAAAATTAAACTAGAATTTATAAACTAACTATTTAAAAATAAAATAAACTAATATGAAATTATCACAAAGTAAATTTGGTATTATCAAAGCACCCATGCTTACGGGAGATCGTAACTGGGGTATGAACTATACCAACCTAAATAATCTTTACCAAGCAGGTTTGATTAAAACTGACACAGAAGCATTAGGTGGTATGGGCCAACTAGCTTCAATGAAATCTTTATTTGATGGTACTGCACCACTTCTTGAACTAGCTCAAGGTGCAGATACAATTACTGTAGATGGAAACAAAGTAGAGTGGGAATTTATGGTTTCAGGCTATAGACCATCTCTAATTGTTGAAGATGTTGCTCCAAGTAACACTACTAAAGGTATTGCTCAAAGACCATTCCAAATCAAACTTGACTTAGGAACTTATGTTGAAGGAGATACTCTAGTATTTACTGATAGCAAAAAATATAACATGCGTGTTATGGCTGCTGGTCAAAAAGATGGTTCTGCAACAATTTACACAGTTAAGTTAATGACAGATGATCCTACATTGTTTGTACCAACTAGTCTATTTGTTATTGGATCAAGAGTTATGAAACTTGCTTCTACTTATTCTGAAGGTTCTGTAAAAGGTGGTTCAATGAGTGTAGATTCAATAGGAAAAATTAAATTCCGTTCTGGACTTTCTAGATTCAGAAAACAATATCAAATGACAGGAGATGCTGCTCAAAGAAAATTGAATGGTAACTTGACTGAAGCTGATTTGTTGATTCTTGCAGGAAGAAAAGCAGGTGAGTCTACAGATGCATTCCAAAAAAGAATTGCAACTGCTATGAATTCTAAGAACAAAGGTAATATGTATATTACTTCAGTTGCTGAAATCAAATTCAATAAAGAGTTTGAAATGGAAAAAGAACTTCACTTGATGTATCAAAGAAGTAGTTCTACAGTAGTTGATGAGTCTACAGGTTACTATGTTAATCAAGGCCCAGGTCTTCAAGAAATACTAGAAGATGGCTACAGAGAATTTTACAACACTTTCACAATAGGTCTAGTTAAAGACTTTCTACAAGATATATTCTTTGGTAGAGTAGCTTATGACCAACGTAATGTTGTAATGTGGACAGGTGAGATAGGACTAAGATTGTTTGATGAGGCTATCAATCAAATAACTCAAGGTTTCTTCAAAGATATGAAAGATTATTTCATCAAAACAGATGGTGCTTCATTGGTACCAGGTGGACCAACAGGATTGTCTTACACTGAAACTCCATACACTCAATACAAATTGAAATTTGGTGGTTCATTGACAGTTATGCACATGAAAGCTTATGATGACGTAACTTTCAACACTATCCTAGATGAGAATGGTTATCCAGCAGAATCTTCAAGATTTACATTTATAAACTATGGTTTAGGTGATGGTTTTGGTAAAAACATTGCTTATTTGAAATCTTCAAGAGATGTTGCTTATGGTTACACAGGTGGTTTGTCTAACCCTTATGGAAATAGCCAAGGAGCATTAATGTCTCATGCTGGTGACTTCTGGACTGTACATAGAATGGAAGATGCTGGTATCCTTGTAAAAGATGTTACTAAGTGTGGGGAATTAATCCCTGCAGCATTGAGAGGAAAATAAATTCCTTTAGGGTTTCAAGGGGTGAACCCACTAATCACCCCTTTTTTTAGTGAAGTAGATTACAGGAATCTAACTCGAAATGGTTCAACTCCATTCTTCACACTAAACATAAACACACAAAAAAAACAAACAATATGTCAAACACAACAAGACCACAAAAAGTAAAGATTTACCCTAATATTTTAAAAAATAAACATTGGCAGGTAAATATTGATCCCTCCTATAAACAAATTGGAGAAACCTATGCCTTCTTAGCTAATAGTAATACTATTAGACCTAGATTTGATAAAGAATCTTATCAATATAATTTAGGACCTATTAATGCTAGATATACTAAAGAAGAAATAAATACTTTAGTAAAAAAATTAGGATTTAACGATGAAATAACTGGATTAAAAATCTCAGAAGCAGACTCATCAAATAGATTAGATCCATTTTTTACTAATAAAAATTGCAAAGCAAAACTAGGAAGAGATATAAGTATATTAGACTTACGAAATCCTTTAGATGAATTAGTTTATGCTATTATGACTGCAGACCCTATGACAATTGTTGGAGAAAATAATTTGTCAAAACACCCAACAGCAGAATGGATTATTGCAGATGAAGAGGCAGATGCTATAGTTAGAGAAACCAAGAGAGAAAGAGTTAGTAAATTACATTCTAGATTTGAAGGACTTACTAAGACTCAAAAGAAAAATATGGCCACAGCTTTAGGAATAAAGTTAACAGGCGAGGAGAAAGAAGTTATTGTAGAAGATTTACTTTACTCTAAAATTACAGAAAATTCTTCTAAAGAAACTCTGACAGCTATTCAAGATTTATTCTTAGAACTATCAGATCCTAAAAATAAAGCAAAATTAGAATTAACAGTTTTAACAGAGCAGTTGTTTCAATATGCAATATTAAGAAAAGAAAGTACAAAAGTATTATTTAACGGAGAGACTCTTGCTACTGACACAATACATATTGTAGACTTCTTATCTAAACCAGAAAATTCTGCATTATTGTTGACTTTAGAAGAGGCTTTAAAAGCTAAGATGAAGTAATGTATTCTATAAAAGAAGCCCACTATAAATTTAAACAACACGCTAATAAAGTAGATGGACTAAGAAATGCAAATTTTCTTATA